TACAACAACGTAACCGTCCAAGGAGCAGGAAACTACGCCCTCACCATATCAGGCAATAACACTTTTAATACCTTTACTGTGGATAGAAGTGAAGCCGCCAAGACGATAACATTTACGGATGGTAGCACTCAGATAGTATCGAATTTCCTGTGTCCGGTAAGTGGCACGACTGTTGTAACTTTGAACGGGACTGCCGCTGCTGGATGGACGATCACCAAGAATACAAGCGGGCGTATCAGTTCTGATTATCTCGCTATCTCCGATTCGACTGCTAATCCTCAGACAAGGATATGGTACGCCGGTCCAAACTCCACATCTGTTCACGGCAGTAATACAGGTTGGATATTTGCTAATCCAGATGCGTTTGGATCACCTGGTCTGATAGCAACTTTATTGAGGGAAGGAGTGTTATAGCCATGCCGCAAGAATTTGAGAATTGCGTAAAAAATGGAGGGCGGGTACGCACGATAAAACTGCCGAAGGGTAAGTATATGCGTATCTGTTATCTCAATGGCAAGGCGCATCCCGGCGAGGTAAAAAAGAAGCAAGAGGCGACAAAATGAGTGGGATGACAAGCGCGAACATAATCACCGCTGCCCGTGTAAATCTGCGGGAAGCCGCAGCTTCCGTTTGGGCTGACAACGATATGACGGCATGGGTCGCCCAGGTTGCCCGTGAGATTTCCCGTAAGAACGGCCTGCTCAAACGCGCTAACCTTGCCATCGTAGAATACACAAAGGATATTGACCTTTCGTCACTCTCTTATGTCGAAATACTGAAGGTTGAGTATCCGGTCGGCAATGATCCCGAACAGCCAATCTTCCGCAGTTTCGACAAGTTCGGCAGCACCCTCACATTGGATATTAGTGATGTGCCGGAAATAGATGATGACACCCTGACCGGCACAGTCACTTTCACAATCAGCAGCCGGAGCGTGACAGGCTCCGGTACGGCTTTTTCTACCGAGTTAGCGGAAGGTGATCTTATCGGCGTATCTTCCGGCTATAAGTATTACCGGGTAGCTAACATTGCTTCCGACACGGCGCTAACGCTGTTGGAACCGTTTGAGGAAACTACCGCGACCGACACGGCGGATTCGACCAAATACCGTGATTATTGCTCATGCGCCCGGATTTACTACTCGGCAGACTACACGGTATCAACCACGTCCGATATGCCCGCGAAGTATGACGAGATTGCCATACTCGGCGTAGTCGCTCATGCCGCGACTGAGTTTGCTTCCGACCATGCTGCTGACAAGTTGGCAGATATAACAACCAAAATAGGACTTGCCAACACACAGGCGGGGCTTGCGACCGCACGGCTGGAACAGGCGGCGACTGACCTTGCTTCAGGCCGGACCAACTTCAATACATCACAGATAACAACCGATATGGCTTCTGCTGAAACGGCGCTTGACCAGGTGGGTACTGACCTAACTTCTGCACGTGCTGTAATTGATACGATAAATGTCGGCGGCGATACAGGCACGAAATATATCGAGGCGGCAAAGGCCGACATAGAGGAAGCCAAAATCCGCATCGAGAAGGTCAAGGGATACATAGATGAGCCGACACCGAATATCAATATAGCCCTACAGGAAATAGGTGCGGCGGCGGGTTACGTCAATCAGGCGCTCGGTTACATTCAGGTAGCAGACCGTGACCTGAATACGTTTAACCTTGTGGCGGCTTACCAGCGATGGGCTAACCGCAAGTGGGACGAATACCAGAAAGCGCTTAACAGCATCCAACAGGTCAAAGTACATACATTCGGAGTGAGGGCAATATAAATTGAAGGAGATATCACAGGCACTTTTATCTGAGCAGATACAGTTAAACCGGAAGCCTGCCGTCAAGGTGCGAATTCAGGCTTACGATTATCCAGATGAATCAACGGATATTTGCTTCAATCAGTACGACTGGACGAAGGTATTAAGCACTTCTAAAGGGGCCGCTGCCGCCTGTTGTGCCAGCGATGGGTCGTTTGTCATCACAGCAGGGACAGGGGCAACAACGGTACGGTTTACGTCCGTTGACATGGATACCGATTTTACGCCCTGGGGGGCCAGCGGTGCAGAAGGCACATTTGAGGCAGGCAACACTTTCTGTATCGCTGCTAACCCGACGAGCAACGAAGTTATAATCGCCTATCTCAGCGGCGGACATTTATATCGGCAGACATCTACTGATTACGGCGCATCATTTGGTTCCGCAACTGATATGGGGGCTTCGTCTGGCACGGTAGTGAGGATGGCGTACACATCGTCTGGCGATTGCGCGATCATGGTTGGGTATACGACAACAAACAGCGTTGAGTTTTCCTGGGATACGCGGTATCTCCTTCAGTTAAATGCTTATGTAAGACGTGGTGGTTCCTGGTCATCAGCGATAACTTTTGCTACTAATTTTGATTATTACAAGTTCACGTTAGGAGAATGGTCGTCCTCTTGGCTTTATTCTCAGCAACATCCTGAGGGATATCAAGCCAGTGGATTTGTGTACGATGCCATAACACTTGAAAGTATGGACGTGGCCTATGATGATGACTGGTTCGTTACATATAGCGCAACGCAGACACGTCCGGGAAGTGATGGTGGTAGTGGCAAACCTGTATCAAAAGGCTCTATTATTTATGGGCTTTATGGCGTAGTTCTTGGTACAGGGGTTCATATAAGTCCTAATTCGTGGTCTAATAACGCCGAAATCAGTCTTGTTGACATGAAGGTCAACGTAAATAACCTGTCTCAGTTGTCCCATTTTTCGCCTTCCCCGCCTACTGCCGAGGAACTGGCTCACCAACAAACAACGATGCCTATTTTACTCTCACAACCTGAATTACTCAGAACGGCAAATGTACATCCGGCGGCTTATCTCCATAAAGTAAGCGGCTACCCGTTAATTCTATCTCTCTATTCCGATGGCCGTGTTTATCTTTGCGAATTACAAAGAGGCACAACGATATTAACAGCCACATTCGATAAGGCATACACATTTTATAATGACCGACCTGTGAAACTAGCAAGTAACAGTACATGGATATTCGGATATAACGGAGATCAAATATTTATGTCACCGATACCCGGATTTTGGACAGTGCCGACAATCGGTAGTGGTGCAGGTAACTATGTGGAGTTAGGGGAATAATGACTACTAAACTTATTGGGAATACAAAACCATCGGCAGGCTGTTGGGACAAGCCCGGATGGGTATTTCTACAGCAAACAGTTCTTGTTAGCGGCGATTGCCACGAATTAGATGTGTATACTGCGTCAAATGTGGGACTGGTTAAAGGGGCAGTATATAGTGATCTCGGCGGGGAGCCTGATATTCTTTTGGCTTATTCTACCGTGAACCAGTCTTTAACTAATGAGTGGGTCACGTTAAAACTAAACACAAGCATTGCAATGACCACTGGACAAACTTACTGGTTAGGCCTTGCTTATTCGTCAGGGCGTACAGTTTGTGCAGGCGCTCCGGCAAGTTACACAGAGAGATGGTTGTGGTCAAAAAGTTTCTCTGAAATCTTCCCTACCATAGCCTGGGCATCATGGGAATGGGAATTAACAGACGATTTATGCCCCGCCCCTTTATTAGCAGGGTACGATATCTCTTATGACCCATACCTCCCTGTAAATTTCATGGTTCCTATTTGTATAGTGACTGCCGCTGTATTACCCGCAAGTTCAGGGCAAGGGACAGATGAGCACAACCATTCTTTATTATCTGTCACGGAAAAAGTCAATAATCTAAGCACCAGCACATTAGATATAGTTTTCAATAACTACGATGGGTTTTTTGACAATGCGGGTGTCGGGCAATTAGATGTACTGGCTGTGGGTAGTAGGGTAAGGTTATTTCTTGGGTATGATATTGAGACAATAGACCCCAAAGAAATAGTGCCACATGGCAAGGAATACGAGGAAACAAGTCGGTATTTTGTAGATTCATGGAGTTATAATCGTACGCCGAATCTTACTGAGTTCATTCTCCATTGCATTGATGCATGGGGTTTACTCGAAAAATATCGCTTCAATCGCAAGGTATCATTCAATTACCCCGGTGCAACGACTACTTATTCAGTCTACGAATTGATTGAAATGCTCTGTCTGGCAATCGGCGGTTCACTTTCATACATCAGCCGATCATCCTATATCACGATATTCAAACCTGTAATAGAAGTCAACGCAGGCGAAAACGCGGCCAATTTATTAAGGCGCCTACTGACTGTCGTGCCAGACGTTATCAGATTCATAGGTAATGAAGGGTACATGGTCTACCCACAAACAGGCGATAAAAGTACGTACAATTTGAAATTTCCAATAACTTAACGGAGGAATATTATGGCGATTACACACAAAGCATACGGCAACTTCCCTTTAAACTGCATGAGGAAATTAGTCTATGACATGAACGCTTCGTCAACCATTTATGGTTGTCTATTGACAAGTTCATATACCTTTAACCAAGACAATCATACTACCTATGCTGATGTCGAGGCATATGAGGCAAGCGGAGACGGATATACCGCACATGGGGTAGCTCTTACAAATACAACTGTAACCTACGCATCGAGGGTAACATCCTTTAAAGTGGCAACGCCCTACACCTTGACCTTTTCAGCCGTTACCTTAACGGATTATCAATATCTGGCTCTATATGATAATTCTGCACCTGGTACTCACGCCTCTTGTAAACTAATTTCCTGTGTTAATCTCGGACAGACCTACGCAGCTTCAGCCTCTAACGTGGTATTTACCTTTAACTCCTCTGGCATAATCACTATGACTGTTGCGGCATAAAGGTGTGCTATGAACGAAGTTGAATATGGGTGTAATTGCCCTGAGTGCTTGCAAAGGCGCAATACTCAGATATTTGATGTTCCTCTGTTGGAGATCGAAATACGGATAAAGGATGAAGATAAAGA